AAAATTTGTTTAAAAATGTTGTTTAACAAGGCGTTTAAAGTTTTGTTTGCCATCTCTCTCCTTTTCTAGTTGTTGTCGAAGTATAGCACATAGTAATTACTTAGTCAAGTACTTTTATTTAATGTGTCTCTGCCCATGTGTTTCCTACTTTATATTCACAATCGAGTGGACACTTCATCTTGAGTGTCTGCGTTGTTTCATGCATAGCTTTCTTGGTTATCTGTCCAAAGAATTCTATATCTTTCTTTGCTACTTCAAATTGGTACTCATCGTGAACAGAAGCTACAAGCCTCGCATCTATACCTGACTTACGAATTCGTTCATCTATGTGGACAAGCCATTGCTTACAAATAATTGCACCAGCCCCTTGAAGAAGAGTATTGAGGCTGGCATGAGGTGATCTGATATGTAGCCGCCTACCATCCAAACCTTTAACTGTACCGGACTTCGATGCTTCCGTAATATTATCTCTTAATCTTTTTAAATTAGGCATGTTTCTTAGAAAGTTATCAATTAAATATTGTCCTCTCTTGGCACCAGCCCCGACTACCTTACCTATTTTGGAAGGTCCGGCTCCATAAAGAAAGGCATAGATGAATGTCTTGGCTTGATCCCTTGTCTGTAACCCCGCAGCTTTTTGATTGGCGGTATGAACATCACCAGTAAGCACTTCACGGGTAAACCTTTTATCATCCATGTAATGAGCAAGACAACGTAACTCCAGGCCGCTGGCATCTGTACCTATCAAGACATGGGTATCTGGATTAGATACTCTCCATAGTTCCCGACACTCTTTACCATAAGGACTATAGATAGCTGGTACTTGGGCCATATTAGGGCTATGATGGGCCATCCTACCTGTAATGGTACGTAAGGTCAGTACCCTGCCTCTGACCCTCTCATCCTCATCACATTCCTTTATCCAGGATTTAAGTAATCCTGTACGTTTCTGTAAAAGGAAATACCGACTGAACATTTTAGCTTCTTCCATATTTATTTTCTCAAGAATTTCTTCAGAGACTATGATACTTCCTTTATCAGTGTAATGCTTAGGCTTCCATCCTTTTTCCATGAGGCGTTCAGCTATTTGTTTTCGACTTGCAATATTAAACGGAGTACTCTTGGGTATCTTTTTAACAGGTGAATAAGTAATGACAGGTTCAAACATCTCATCAGCTTTTTGTTCAAGCTCATGTTGCTCGTCTTCTAATCTAGAAAGAAATAACATAGCCTTTCGTATGTTAAAAGCAAAGCCGTTGTTTTGTTGTTGATCTACTATAGCTCTTACCTTTCTCTCCAGTTCATAAGACTGTGAAGAAAAACTTTTACCTTCTTCCTCCATAGTCTTGGCAAGTTTACCTGTCAACTCAACATCTTTCTTGCAGTATTCCAGCATCTCCGGGCTGTAAGATTCAAACTCCGTAAAGTTTCCCTTGGGAAATTTAAGTCTTTCTCCCCATGCTTCAAGAGAATGACCGCCGTCCCTAATAGGATTATATAACTGGGATTCAATAAGAGTATCCCTAACCTGAGACAATCTTATATTAGAGCCAGTTAGTTTGTTAAGTATTGGAGCATCAAAACTAATACCATTGTGCATTATAAATTCATCTATTTGTTTAGCCCAATTCCAGAACTGTTGGCATTCATTCCCTATCCAGATCTTTTCTTCATCTGAGCCGTAGGAACGAGCGACAATGCAATGAATTATACTAGCATCAATGTCGTTTGTTTCTATATCAACTATTGCCTTTGTCATATGTCATATCCACCTGATAGGCTTGTTTTATAGGGATGTGAAAAAACAACTCACCTTTTCTTACATATCTATTGGATGCTTCCTTGACCTCACTTTCCAGAACTGTGTCTCCATCTATGTGCCATGCTTTACTACAATCATGATTAAAAACTACGAAAGTTAATAGACATTTTCGATGCTTGTCCTTCCACCTGTCTAGTAATCTTTTCTTTCTGAAAGGAATACGTAACTCATCCCATGTGTTAGGCCACTCCTCTTTCCATGCATACTTAATCTCTACTTCATAAAGTTGTGCATCTCCTCCATCATCTGTCTTGACTGTTAGATCAAAGTACGTAGTCTCCTCTGAATTAACAGTACAGTGTGGCTGATTCTGTTCTAGCCATCCAATCATATGTTTCTTGGCTGTCGTATCAGCTATGTCATATGTTGTTTTATTAAAGGGCTTCTTCATTATCATTCTCCATAAAAGGATTGTCTACTTGGGTCATTCTTCCAGTGTCTTTGTCATAATAAAGATAACAAGATACACCAGTGTCTCCGGTATATCTATTTTTAAGTATTCTTATTGTTGTAGTGTTAGCTTCATATGCATCCTCCGCTTGTTGATTTCTTTCCAAGGCAATAACAGAATCACTTAGATGGGCTATGCTTGCCGATCCCCTGAGATGTGAGAGAGATACTTCCCTACCATCTTCATGTCCTCGATCTCCTGCTGGCCTCCTTAGATGGCTGATAAGTATCAAGGCTATCCCTGTTTCTTCTACCAGAGATCTAAGTTTGGTCATGAGGATATCAATAGACTTACGTTCATCTCCATTATCTTCCTGACCTGATACCAAGATTGATAAGTGATCCAGAAATATCCACTTACAATCAAGTGCCTTTGCCATGTGCCTAACCCTATCAAGGATCTCATCATTGGATATAGATCCAAAGTGATCAAAGGCATAGAATCTTTTACTATCAATGGTTTTCTTTTGCCAATCTCTTAATTGTTTATCGGTAAACTGCTTCCGTATTTCTTTAATATAAAGTCTAGCGTTGGCTTCGACACTCATGATACTGAAAGCGGTGTTCCGAATACTTTCCTCCAAGGCCAAGACACCTATACCATCCTTGGTATTCATCATCAGATGGTACATCAGTTCACGTATGATAGAACTTTTACCCATCCCTGCACCACTGGTAAAGGTAACAAGCTCTCCGGTACGTAGACCATAGGTCTTCTCATTCATCTGAGGCCAAGGATAAAGACATGTCTCACAATCAAACTCATCATAGAGAGACTCACCCAGATCAGCTAGATTTATAATACCTGCCGGGGTATAGGTCTTGGAATTCCACCATGCCTGAGTAAACTTTTCTCTTTGACCTGTCTTTAGATATTCGTTGGCATCTTTCAACTCTAGTGAAACAATCTTGCATTTGTTAGGCTCAAAAAGTTGTGCTACCTTTTGAGAAGCTTCCCTGCCTGGCTCATCGTTATCAAAACACAGAACAATTGTTTCAAACTTAGTTAGATAATCGAAGGCTTGTTTGCAATTTTCCAGAGCGGAGGCCGCACCATTTTTAATGGAAACAACAGGCCATTTGCTACCCATTAGTTCGTAAGCAGACATTGCATCCACTTCGCCTTCACATACTGTGATGTATTTACCGGATTGATTAAAGATATTCTGTCCAAATAATCCAGCGACTCCCAGATTTCCTTCAGACCAGAACCTTTTGTTCTGTACATCCCTTACTTTGTTAGCAACATAGTTACCATCCTTATCAAAGTATTGGTAGATGTGCTGCGTGATAGTGTTACCTGTCTTATTTACCTGAGTATTATATTTCTTGGCCGTATCCTTACTTATTTTTCTATCAGTGATAGCCTCGATTATCCCCTTTGTTTTATTATTTTCAAAACCAGAATGATTTTCAGACATTGGAACTACCTTGGTTTGTTGTGTCATATCTTCTCCAAATCTTGTTTGACAACTAAAACAATACGAGTGTCCATCTTCATGTTGAACCTTCGCTTTACCTGCCCCACACTCAGGACAAGCTCCTCTACTAGGCCATTGACTAGGCATAGCAATCTCCTATTATTTTTTTGTTGAAGTATTTTTTACTATTCTATAAGGAACATCCGGTTCATATCCCAGATGTCGGCACAGGGTGTTACGATATTTAATCTGTTCTTCAGCCTCCTTCTTACTGTTATAAGAACCTACAGTAATTTCTCCCATTTCTTTTTTAAGAACAAGTTTCCATTCAGACATCTCTAAAAGATTCCTTCCAAAGATTCATAACAAATTCTTCTTTGTCTTCCATGATTTCATCGATTTCTTTTTTAGCAAATTTCTTAGATTCTTTTTGGGTATATCCTTCCTGACTATACTGTCTTACTAAGTCTCTAAACAAATTATTTCTTTCTTTTTGCCACAGATTTTTAGGCATCTAATTCCACCCATCTATTGTTAGCTTCGACTTGTTTCAATTTAGATATTTCTTTACGTAGTTGTTTAATAGTTTGTTGTTGTTCTTCAACTTGTTTCTTTAAAACATCTATATTTTTATATAGTATACTATTTATATTAGACATATATTATACTCCTTTTATTCCCTCATGTCAATATAGAATACATGAGTTCCTATTTGTCCTAGTGATTTAAAGTTAGGATCGGAGGCCCAACCTGGGGTTACATAGCTGGCATGGTAGTGAGTAGCACCTACAGTTTGCTTGATTTGTATGCCTTTGAGTGACATTTCTGCAACATTATGAGATTTAATTAGTCCTTCGATATCTATATACCTTTCAGGTCTACCATCACACCAGTAGCTGAAGTGACATTTGTCCCTGACAGGGTTGTCTTTCCAGTACTTACCTTGATGGACTACCTTACATATTGTATCAGGAAAGTTACTGTTTTCTTTTCTTGTTAGTATTACATTAGCCACACTCAGCATACCAATGAAACTCTCTGACCTTGCCTCATGATAAAGAGCTTCAACCAAACAATTAAATTCATCTGCTTTAGTTGTTGATATTAAAAGAAAAAATATAACTATGGTTGCTACTAACAATCTCATTGCAGCCTCACAATATGTATGTCTTTGTTAAACCACATGTCAGCACTCATCCCTAACTTCATAAGAAAGTCAGAGGCTTCCATCTTGGAATTAAAATGTTGCACACCTTTTCCTTCTGAGTCGGGCAAGACCTCCATTGATTTGAGATCTTTCTCATCTTCAACATGCACTATAATATACGACATACTACAACAACAATAATAACAATAATAAGATATCCATCATATACCTCCTACATTTTCTCTCTGTATATCATTATGATTTAATTCAGCCCAGTATATCTCCAAGGCTTCTGTCTCTTGATGGGCTATGAACTTGTGCATCTCCCCTGCTGGCACAATAGAAGTATCACCAGCAAACAGATGTGTACTATCACATAAGCCATAGTCTTTCCACCTTTGTATCTCTAACTCACCGCTGATTACATAAAACATATTGATCTTTGATTGATGCTTGTGTTGTGAACAGTAAGCACCAAGCTCTACCTTTATTCTATGTACTTCCACGGCTGCTGATTGTAGTATAGGTTCTGTAGTACCCCATACTTTCCCCTCAATGACACTCACTTTACTTCTCCTCCAATCTAAAATAAATGTACTCATTTCCTAATGCAATAGACTTAACATTCGGGTTAACCTTCTGCTTGCCTACATAATTCCATTCCAGGTCAGGGTTACTGGATGTTTGTTGATG